CGCGATCCATGCCAACGCCCAGGCGATCGACCTGCGCGCGCTGCGGGAGCATGTGCACGAGATCGGCCACGTCACCGGCCTGCTCGACGCGCTCAACGCCAAGTCGGACAAGACGCACAAGCATGCGTTGAACGACCTTTCAGACGTCGACGCGCCGGACCCGGCGAACTACCACGTCATGGTTCGCATCGGCGACAAATGGGTCTCGGCCGCGCTCCTGCTGGGGCATATTTCGGGCTGGGAAGACACCGTCGATGCCAAGATCGACGGCAAGATCGCCGCGCTTGCCGGCGGGGCGCCGGCGACCCTCGACACCTTCGCCGAGATCGCGGCGGCGCTCGGCGAAGATCTGAACTTCGCCACCACGATCTCGACCGCGCTGGGCAACCGCTTGCGCTTCGACGACGTGCAGACGCGCACCGCTGCGGAGCGGACGCAGGCGCAGACGAACCTCGGCGGCACGGAAGTCGGCCGGGCGGTCTTCGGGTCGGCTGACAAGGCGGCAGCGCGGAATGCCATCGGCGCAGTGCCGGCGTCGCACCCCCATCCGATCAGCGAGGTCACCGGCCTTCAGGGGGCGCTGGATGGGAAGTCGAACAACGGTCATGGACACGTGATCGGCGAGATCAGCGGCCTTCAGGCCGCGCTCAACGGCAAGCTGAGCACTGCGGGGTTCGATTGGATTTCTACGGTCGGCATTGCATCGGACAACCCGAACGCTCCGTATGTGCGGCGCACTTCGACCGGCGAATTGGTGATGCTTCAGACCAACTTGGGATATACGCCGGTCACGACCTACGGTGCCAATCGCGCCTATTTCGGTTGGAACGGCGCCAAGGTCGTTGCTCAAATCGACAGCACCTATATGGGCGCGATCGCCTTTGAGGATTGGGTCAACGCGAACTTCGCCACCCTGACCAACGTCAACAACGGCTGGGTGTCCCAGCAGACCGCCGATGCGGTCGGCTCATACAGGTATTCGACGACGGCGGGGCCGAGCATCACGTTCGGCGGCGGCATCGCGGGGTCCAGCCTGAACGGCGCGCCTCCCGGCACGTGGCGTTGCATGAGCCACCCAAGCGCCAACGGATCGACCGCCGGCATCTTCGTGAGGGTTGCCTGATGTCTGAGGATGAAATCCCTGTGGAGCCGCCGGTGTACGAGGAGACGCCGCCGGCCGCCGCTCCGAGCCCCTATGAGATCAAGCCGGGCTCGGCCGTCTTCAATGCAGCGGGTGGCATCGACTGCGAAATCCGTCCGCCGCATCTCGATCTGCCCGAAGGCGACTGGCTGCCTTTCTCCGCGACGGAGAGCGACGCGAACGCGGCCAGCGCCGACGTCTACACCCGCCTGCTCGACGGCGAGGCCGGGCCGATCGCGCCCTATGCGGCTCCGCCGCCGACCGTGCCGGCATCTGTCACCCGTGCGCAGGCCCGCGTCGCGCTCTTCGAGGCCGGTCTCCTCGCCCAGGTCGACGCGGCCGTGGCGGCGCATCCCTACGAGCTGGTGCGCATCTGGTGGGCGGACGCCCTCAATATCGAGCGCAATCACCCGTACCTCGTCGCCATGGCCGTAGAGCTGGAGCTGACCGAGCAGCAGGTAGACCAGCTGTTCATCACGGCGGCGACGCGGGTATAGCGCGCGGCGCCGGCGTCATCGACAGACCGGCGGGACGGCTGTAGGGTCGCTCCCGCGCGGCCCTTCCTCTCTTCGCCCCGGCCGGAAGCGCTTCCGGGGCGATCCGGCCGGCGGCACGCGGTCTAGTGCCATCTCTCGCAGAGATGGCACGGAAGGCCGGCATGACCACCGAATATCTTCACGGCGTAGAGACGATCGAGGTGTCGGACGGCATCCGTCCGGTTCGCCGCGTGCGCACGAGCGTGATCGCCGCCACCGGCACCGCGCCCGATGCCGATCCCGATGTCTTCCCGCTCAATCGCCCGGTTGCGATCGCCGGTAATACCCGGCTCGCCGCGCAGCTCGGCCGTGCCGGCACGCTCTACGACACCGTCGCGGCGATCTATGCGCAGATCGGCGCCATCGTCTCGATCGTGCGTGTCGATGAGGGCGCCAACTTCGAGACGACCCTCGCCAATATCTGCGGCGATCCCATCGCCAAGACCGGCGTCCACGCGCATCTCTCGGCACCGGCGCTGATTGCGCTCAAGCCGAAGATCCACATCGCCCCCGGCTGGACGAGCCAGCGCCCGACCACGGGTGTCAGCGAAATTCAGGTCACCGAGGGCGGCACCGGCTACGCCACCGCGCCGACCGTCGTCATCACCCCGGACAAGGGCGCGAAGGCCGTCGCCCTTGTCCAGGGCGGCAGCGTGCAGACCGTGATCGTCACCCAGCCGGGGCTCGGCCACACCGCCCCGCCGGTGATCACCTTCGTCGGCGGCGGCGGCGAGGACGCGGCGGCGACGGCGGTCATCGGCACCACCGCGAACCCGGCCGTCACGAACATGATCAGCGTGGCGGAGCGGCAGCGCGGCATCGTGCTGGCGGACGGCCCGAACACCACCAACGACGCGGCCATTTCCTACCGCAACGACTACGGCTCCGACCGCGTGATGGTGATCGACCCGCACGCTCTTGCGTTCGACACGGCGCTCGCCACCAACGTGCCGCGCCCGGCCTCGGCCTACGCCGCCGGCCTTCAGGCAAAGATGGACAATGAACGCGGCTTCTGGTGGCCGTTCTCCAACCAGCCGATCGCCGGCATCACCGGCGTCTCCCGCCCGATCGCGGCGGACCTCTCGGATCGCAACTCCGAGCACAACTATCTCAACGAGAACGAGATCACGACGATCATCCGGGAGAATGGCTTCAGGTTCTTCGGGTTGCGCTCGTGCTCCAGCGATCCGGCGACGGCGTTCCTGTCGGTTCGGCGCATCATCGACGTCGTGCGCGACGAGGTGGAAGCCGCCTTCACATGGGCGCTCGACCGGCCGTTCTCGCCCCAGCTGGTGCGCGAGATCATCGAGAGCGTGAACGCCTATCTGCGCATCCTGAAGGCCGAGGGCGCCATCGTCGGCGGCGTCGCGTGGCTCAACCCGGACTTCAATCCGGCCAGCAACCTGATGGACGGCAAACTGACGATCGACTTCGACATCGAGCCGGTCGCGCCCATCGAGCGCCTGACGTTCCGCATTCACCGGAACCCCGACTACTACACCGAGGCGGTCGAAGAGATCGTCCGCGCAATCGCGGCCTGAGGAGGGGCGCATGGCTCTCAGCTACATCCTGCGCAACTGCTCGACCTTCGTGGATGGCTACGGCCTGCACGGCGCGACCGCGACGCTCACCGTGCCGAAGTTCACCGAGCTGAACGAGGAGCATCGCGGCGGCGGCATGGACGCGCCGCTGGAGATCGCCCTCGGCTACGAGAAGCTCGAATCCTCGGCCGAGCTGGTCGACGCCGATCCGCGCGTCATCAGCCTGTGGGGCCTGAAGCCCGGCACGGTGAAGGCGTTCACCCACAAGGGCTACCTCGTCGGCGAGGACGGCGCGGATCGCGCCGCCGAGTTCCACATGCGCGGGCGCATCAAGGAGCTGGACTTCGGCGACTGGGCGCCCGGTGAACTGGCCAAGCTCACCTACGCGCTCGCCCTCAGCTACGTGAAGCTGACCATGGGCGACGAGGTGCTGATCGAGGTCGACGTGATCAACGGCATCCGCTCCATCCGGGGCGTCGACCAGAACATCGCCATGCGCTCCGCGCTCGGCATGCTGTGAGGGACACCATGACCGCCTACACGCTGATCAGGCCCGTCGACGTCGCCGGCAAGAAGATCGCCGAGCTGCACTTCCGCGAGCCCACCTTCAAGGACCTGCGGCTGTTCGTGAAGGCCGTCCAGACGAAGGACGAGATGGAGGCGATCTCCGAGGCCATCTGCAACCTCGGCACCCTGACCCCGGCCGAGGTCGACGCGTTGAGCGTGCCCGACACGGCCAAGGTGTTCGGGATCATCAAGGGTTTTTTCGCGGCGTTCGAGGACGAGAAGCCCTCGAAGGAATGATCGCCGACTGCGCGGTCATCCTGCACACGTCGATCGAGTATTTCGAGGCGCTCCCGCTCGCCGAGCTGGAGCGCCACCACAAGCGGGCGATCGAGCGGTTTGAGGCGCTGGCGCGGCTGAGGTGATCCATGGACGCGATCTCGGTCGTTCTTCGTCTCGTCGACCAGCTCACCGGCCCGGCCCGCAAGGCGAAGGAAGCCCTGACCGGCATCGCCGATGCGGCGAAGGACGTCGCCGCCACCGCCGATGGCGTGACCAGCGCCACGGCGGCGGTGACGACGGCGACGCAAGCCTCGACCTCGGCCGCCGCCGCCGCCACCGCCGCCACCAAGGGCGCGACCAAGGCCGCCGAGGACGCGGCCGACGCCAGCAAGAAAGTCACCGGCGCCGTCACCGGCACGACCGGCGCGGCTACCGCAGCCGCCTCGGCCATGGCGTCGGTGGCGGACGCCAGCAAGGGCGCGGCGAAGGCCGGCAAGGACGTCGCCGAAAGCAGCCGCAAGGTGACGGCGGCGGTGCGCCAGTCCACCGGCGCGGCCGAGGCGGCGAGCCGGGCGACGCAGGGCCTCACCGCACGCCAGTTCGCCCTCGGCCGGGCGATCATCAACACACAGCGCCGGTTCCGTATCGCCGCGCCGCAGATCAACGCCGCCGGCCACCTGCTCGGGCTTTCCATGCGCGGCATGGCGCTTGGCATCGCCGACGCCGCCCGCACCACGGTCTCGCTCGGCCGCGCCGCCTACTGGGTCGGCCAGCGCGTCGTGGCGGCGACCGGGATCTCGATCGCCGGCGTCATCGCGCTCGGCCGCTCCTACGCCACCACGCTGGATGCGCAGGGCAAGTTCGCGAAGCAGACCGGCTTCAGTGTGCAGACGCTGCGCGAGCTGGGGTTCGTGGCGAAGCGTCAGGACATCCCGCTCGAAACCCTCAACAACGGGCTGGAGACGTTTCAGAAGCGCCTCGGCGAACTGAAGATGCGCCGGGGTGGCCTCGACAAGCTGCTCGGCCGGGTCGATCCGAAGCTGCGCGGCAAGCTCCGCGCGGAGAAGGACCCGTCGAAGGCGTTCGACCTGGTCGTCGACTCCATGAGCCGGGTGAAGGACCCGTCCAAGCGCATGGTGCTCGCCCAGGCGGCGTTCGGCGACGCCGGCGCCGAGATGGTGCGCATCGCGCTTCTCGGCGCCGAGGCCCTCGCCAAGATGCGCGAGGAGGCCCAGCGGCTGAACGGCGTGCTGGGCGAGAACGCGCTGGGCGAGGCCGAGCGGTTCAACGACGCGGTCGACAACATCGGCGACACCCTGCTCGGGCTGCGGGACTCCATCGCGGCCACCGTGCTGCCGATCATCACGCCGATTCTGGAGGCCGTGCAGGAGCTGATGCTCGCGAACCGCGACGCCATCGCGACCGGCATCGCCGATGCCATCGTGGCAATCAGCGAGGCGGTGAAGGGCTTCGACTGGGCGAAGTTCGCCGAGAATGTGCGCGCCGTCGCCGCCGCCGTGCAATGGGCGGCCGAGTCGGTCGGCGGGTTCGAGAACCTGCTGATCGGCCTCGTCGCCGTGCCGTTCATTCCGGCGATAGGGGCGATTTTGGCCGGTCTTGCAGGCATTGGCTCGTCCGTTCTTTGGCTCGGAAGGATCATCGCATCAGTTTTCGGCAAGGGCGGAATCGGTCGTGCCATTGCCGGTGCTGCCGTCGAGGGAGTAGCCGGCCTCGGCCGCATCGGCGGTGCCAGCCGCCGCGCGGGTGCGGATCTCGGCGGGCTCGGCCGGCGCGCGAGCGGCATGCGGCGCCTGTTCGCCCTCGGTGGCCTGTTCTCGATCGGCTCGATGATCCTCGACGATCTGACCAAGACCCGCGAGCAGCGCCTGCAGGCGATGCGGGAGAACTGGCAGTGGTGGTCGGATCTTGAACAGACTCTGCAGAACACCAGCGCCGGCCAGTACTGGCAGTCCATGGTCGACGAGGTGCAGCGCTGGAAGGCGGACATCGCGGCGACCCTGTCATCCGTCGCCTCCGATATGGTGGCGGTCGGCAAGAGCTGGGCAACCAGCCTCGGCGAGGGCTTCCGCGCCGGCTGGCAGGAACTCGTCGGCTGGCTCTCCGGCGCCGTGGCGAACATCAAGGGCATGATGCCCAGCTTCTCGCTGCCGGACTGGCTGGGCGGCAGCGATGCGCCGGCGGCGACGCCCGGCGGCGAGACGGGCGCCGCCCCGCAGGCCGCGCCGAAGACCATGGGCGACGTCGTCAACAACGTCGACCAGAGCCGGCAGACACAGCAGTCCGTGTCGGTGACGAACAACGTCACCGTGAACGCCACCACCAACGCCTCGCCCGCCGCCATCGGCGCCGCCGCCGCCGGCGCGGCCGAGCGCGGCACCCGCCGCGCCATGGGCGGGCTGCATGACGGCGGCGAGGCCGGATCGACCTATCAGGGGGCGCCATGAACGTGCTTATGGGGCTCGGCCCCTTCCGCTTCGAGGTGACGAAGCATGCCTATGAGGAGCTGGACCGTCAGGTCGGCGGACGCTGGGTCGAGGTCGAGCGCATCGGCCGGCGCCCTGCGCTGCAGCACATGGGCGCAACCAAGAGCACCATCACCCTTTCCGCCACGCTCTATCCGCAGTTCACCGGCGGGCTCGGTCAGATCGAGAAGATGGGCCTCTCGGCCGAGACGGGCGAGGTGCACATGATGGCCGCCGCCGTGGGTGCCATCGGCCGGCCGCTCGGCCGCTGGGTCATCGAGGAACTGGGCGACCGGCAGAGTTTCTTCACGGCGGACGGCTCGCCCCGCAAGGTCGAGGTCTCGATCACGCTGGGGCGCTACGGCGAGGACGGCGACGGGTTCGCGGGAGGGCTTTGGTGATGAAGGTGACGTCGCTTCAGGGCGATCCGGTCGACCTCGTGGTCTGGCGTGAGCGCGGCACGGTCGACGGGCTGGTCGAGGCCGTGCTCGACACGAACCGGGGGCTGGCGGCGCGCGGCGTGGTGCTGCCGATCGGCACGACGGTGACGCTGCCCGACGCGCCGGCGTCGCCGGTGCGCAAGCCCACCGTGAAGCTGTGGGACTGACATGCGGCCAGCATGGAGGGTGATGGCCGGCAGCACCGACGTCTCGGCCAAGCTTGGCGACCGCCTGAAGCGGATCGACATCACCGACGTGGACGGCGTGGAGAGCGACACACTCGAACTGGAGATCGACGATCGGGACAACGCCGTCGAGCTGCCGCGCAAGGGCGCCATCCTTCGCATCTGGATCGGCTACCGCGAGACAGGCCTCGATCTGATGGGCACCTTCAAGGTCGACGAGACGGGCGTCGAGACGAACCCCGCCACCATCACGGTCCACGCCAAGGCGGCGGATGTGAAGGACAGCTTCAAGGCGCAGAAGACGCGGCACTGGGAGAACACGACGCTCGGCGAGATCATCGCCAAGATCGCCGGCGAGCACGAATTGCCGCCGAACGTCGATCCGCAGATCGCCTCGCGCCGGATCGGCTACATCGCCCAGACCGAGGAGAGCGACCTGCATTTCCTGACGCGGCTCGGCCGGCGCCACGACGCGCTGCTCGCGCCGAAGAACGGCAGCCTGATCGGCGTTCAGCGGGGTGGCGGCCGATCGGGCTCCGGCGCCGCACTTGGCGGTCTCGTGCTGCGGCCGGGCGATGTCACCAATGCCCGCGCCACCGACGGCGACCGGCCGAGGCATGCCGCCATCGAGGCCGACTGGTACGACCGCGACGGGGCGGAGCGGCGCACCGTGGTGTTCCAGCAGCCGGATGCGGAGGGGGCGATCATGCGTCTGCCGCACCCCTACCAGAGCGAGGAGGAGGCGCTGCGGGCGGCCGAGGCGCGCGGGCGCGAGCTGGGCCGGGCCGAGGGCTCGCTGTCGGTCGACATGCCCGGCCGTACCGATGTCGCGGCCGAGATGCCGGTCACCATGGAAGGCTTCAGGGACGGCATCGCGGGCCGCTGGACGATCGAGCAGGCACGCCATTCCATCGAAGGCGGCGGCTACACCACGTCGTTCGAGTGCGGCAAGGGCAAGGGAGGCGGCGACAACACGTCGGGCGGCGGATCGGGCGGAGGCGGGGGCTTCTATGATTAGTGACGTGCTGGCGGTTGCCCGGTACTCTCGCGCCGCTAGGTCAAGGGAGACGGGACATGAAGCCATCGGACAAGAATGCCCTTTGGGGGTTTACTGTCGGCGCAGCCATAACCGGGGGCCTTTGGTGGTTCCTGCCCTTCTTTCACTGGGGTGTTTATGTGGTCGTCTGGTTGATGGTTTCCGGCTGGGCGATCATGGCAGGCGCAGCGTTGGGCGCGGCCGAAAGGACGATGGACGGCGAATAGCATTCCCTTGGCCATCAGGGTGACGGGGTCCGGGTTTCCCCGGCGCGGGCTGGTTTGGCGACGCACCCCGCGAGCGGCCACACGACATAACCGCAACCCCGCCCCTTCGCTCTGGCGAGCCCGGCGAGGTCGCACGACTCGGCTACCAGAGGCAATGGAGAACATTCGCTGCGGGTGCGGCGCCCTCTTGTTCCGCGCCGGTCATGGAGCGATCCATGGCAAGATCGAAATCAAATGCCGCCGCTGCGGCACGCTCAACTCCCTGAGGCCGGCAGAGCCCTCACCAGAACGCCGCGAGCGTCTTTCAGAAAGAGACGCATGCGCATCCACCGTGAGAGGATAGGCAACGCCACCCTCTATCTCGGCGACGCACTTGAGGTGCTCGCCACTCTCGATCCCGGTTCCTTCGGCGGCGTGCTGACCGATCCGCCCTATTCCAGCGGCGGGGCCAGCCTTTCCGCCCGGTCGCAGCCGACCTCGGCGAAGTATCAGTCGTCCGAGCATCGCGGCCTCTACCCGGAGTTCCAGGGCGATACCCGCGACCAGCGTTCCTATCTGGCGTGGTCGACGCTCTGGCTCGGCCGAGCGCGCGAGCTGGTCCGGCCGGGGGCGATCTGCGCCACCTTCACCGACTGGCGGCAGCTGCCGGTGACCACCGACGCGATCCAGTGCGCCGGGTGGATCTGGCGCGGCGTGGTCCCTTGGGACAAGACGGAGCGCGGCCGGCCGCAGCTCGGGCGCTACCGGGCGCAGGCCGAGTACGTGGTGTGGGGCACGAACGGGGCGCGGCCGCTCGCCGGCCCGGTGGCGCCGGGAGTGTTCCGCGAGCCGGTGCCGAAGACCAAGCACCACATCGCCGGGAAGCCGGTCGGGCTCATGTCCGGGCTTCTCAGCGTGATGGACGGGCCGGTGCTCGATCCGTTCATGGGCTCCGGCACGGTCGGCCTCGCCTGCGCTGAACGGGGGCTGGAGTATGTCGGCATCGAGGTCGAGCCGGCCTATTTCGAGATCGCCTGCCAGCGGCTGAGGGAGGCGGACAGAGCCTGCGCCGTCACCGCCTCGGCCGACTGGGGTTCGGCGC